ACCGGCACCGCCCAGTGGCTCACCTTCTGCCAGCTTCTGCACGTTGTTCAAATAGAACTTGATGCCCTTGTTGCCGTCAACGTTGTAAGCCGCAGGCATGATGGACACACGACCGTAGCAGCCACTGTACAACTCTGACTTGTCGATGATGTCATTCATCTTCGCGTCAACCACGCTGGGCTTGTTGTATGTGTTGGCATTGACAAAGTAGTGGCCCTTGTACTCAGGGTACTTCTCGGTGTCACGCTCTGTGTCGCCGTCACGCAAAGGAGTCTTGAAGCTGGCCAAGAACTTGGAACCCCAGATGGCTACTGCCTTCGGGTCGGTCTTGAACTTCTCAACAGAACCGTTGATTTTGGCCAGCGTCTCTTTGTCTTTCTTGTCGACCAAGATCATGATCGAGTAAGAATTCTTTTCATCAGGTGTGAAAACGTTCTTGGTGAAAGAGAGGCGAACTTTGCCGGTGATAACTTTGTAGTCGGTAGTCATGTTTGTCCTTTAGACTGGTTTAGAAAAATCATCAAGTGCGGTTGCACGAAATGTGATTGCTGGCCTCTTGTCCCCTTCGGGTACCAGCGTTGGTTTGCCTTCGGGCTTGGTAATTAACTCACCCAGCACGTCAACAAATTTCTTTTTGCCAAGCGCCTTCTCCATGGCAGTGATGCCAAGCAGGCTGCGCTCGTATGCAATTTCGTCAGGAACCTCGGCGTCGCGCAGTGCTTTGGCCACGGCGTCTTGGTCGCTGTACTTGCGATTGCTCCGGCCCTCGACCAGCTTGTAGCCGGGGACCGTCGTACCCTTCTCGGCCTGCTTGAGTGCGTGGGCCTTCAGGTCTGTGAACCAATCGATCACAGCGTCTGCGCTAGGCAGCAACTCGGCAATGCGGTCCAATGTCAATGTGTCCACCGCCGGCGGCAAGGAACTGAACTCTTGTCTGGCCACAGCAAGCGCGCCCTCTGCGCGTGCAGGGCAAACGTATCTTGCTTTGCAAAAGCTGCTTGTGCAATGAGGCCCGGGGACAAACACACCCTCGCCAGCCCAAGCCAACTTGGCTGCCGGCACAACTGCCTCGTCGGCCCACTTGAGCAAGTCAGCTATTGAAAGATCTTCGCTGCTGTAGTTGTTAAGGCGTGGCTGCAATACAGTCATGCGCACGTTTTGTATGTCATACAAATCGGACAACTCGTTGTATGCACCGAGGCCATACAAACGCATCTGGCTGTTGTTCTTTGCGTCAACGTATATACCCTTGCCGTATTTCAAATCAAGCACCTCAACAAGGTCGTCAGTGATGATCACAAAGTCACCTGTGCCAAAACCTTCTGGCACCCAGCGGCTAAAGTCAAGCCTGCGCTCAACATAAAACACTGGGTCCTTGCAACGTTCACGCGCAGCTTCGATGCGCTTGATGCAGTAGTCCACTGACTCACGCACGTAGTCGCGCAAAGCCGGGCTGTCAAAGTGCAGGAGCTCTGGCGGCAACGCCTCGACGGTACGACCAAGGTAGGTCAACAACTCTTGCTCAAACACCGCATGGGCAAACGTACCTTCGCGGGCAAACTCGCTGCCCTCGTCCGGAAACGGCTCCTCCATACGCGCGCTTGGCGTGCAGGTCATCCACTTCTCACTGCCCGATGCGGACAGTTTGGCGTGTGCTAATTCGATGGTCATAGCTGGGCGCCCGGCAACAAGATGCGGCTTGGCTCTTTGACCGACTCCTCATCCGGCGTCTGTGCCCACTTGACCGATGCGGCCATGATGTTGGCCATGTTCTGCTGCAAGTACAAGCCGATGATTTCAGCTGTGCTGAATATTTCTTTGTCCGCAGTGATCTCAGGCTCAACAGTGCCTTGCAGTTTGACTTCGTCGCCGTCGTCTTCAATGATGAGTGTTACTTTTGCCATTACGTTTTCTCCTCTATGTCATAAAACCAATCGTCTCCGGCCGCCCACTTGCGCGTGCCGTCAACAGTCCACAGTCTTTGCGCTGCTTGGAAATCCGGAAACTTCGTCTCAGCAGGAATCAATGACTGGTCGTACCACAGGCAACGGTTGTTTGGCTGTGCAGCAAACTGGCCGTTGTCTAGTTGGATAAAGTTAAAGCTCTTGTGCTCTTCAGCAGTCTCGGTGAAACCGGTGTCAAGTGACATCTCGTCAGCGCAGAAGTCGACAGTAAACATGTATCGACCGAAATGCCAATGCTTGTCTTTGCCCAAGAACTTTACGCCCAAGTTACGCAGTCCAATCTTCTCGACGATTGTGAAGCGGTAACCCATGCAGTCCCACAGTTGCAAAGCATCGATGGGCAAGGTGGGCAGCGTCGATGTCTCGTCGTGCCAGACATACGCATGTATCGGGAGCTTGTCGTACAGCGCGCCGTACGCAGGCAACAAAGACTCGATGCGAAACACTTGGCCACGCAAGGCTTTCAAGCTGACCCAAACGGCCGGCTCTAATTCACCGTGACCTTTGTGGTCGTTGTACAAAAACTCGCGCTTTACAAAGCATTTAATCGGTGGCAGTGATGCAATTATGTAGCTCATCTTCTTCCTTTGTTTTGGGCGATGTGACTCGCTCCTCGGTTTTAAATACGTGTTCGTTTGCACACTTGCGGCGGCGTACGGTGACGTCTTTTCTATTCCGCGTGTCAAGCACGCTGGTCCAAGCATTGCAAATAGGGCACTTCAAAAACTACTCTCCTCATCTTTTCTAATCTTTACTATTGCATCTTGAAAACGATATTCACAACTGTGTTGGTCGGCAGCATGTTCGGTTAAGAACACCAGCCTACAGTCTGTGCAATACCACGCCGACCCTTGAGCAACAATCGTTGACTTGTTTTGATGGATCCCTTTGGTTCTTCCAAAGAAAGTTCTTATGCGTTTAAGCATTGTGTTTCCTCCAACGTCTGCACAACTCTTTTGCTTCCTTGCTCTTTGGCTTTCGGTCGCACATGCCGCTAATGGATTTTTCTTTTGCTTGCGCTTGCAGTTGTGCCGGTGTCAGCGGCAGTGGCGTGTCAGGAAAGAGGCCGTTAAAACCCACCGTGCCCAACACTGCGCTGAGAATGATTTTGTCAATCATGCGCTCTTCTCCATCGGAGGCGTGCAAGTGTGAATGCCTTTCGTGCGCTTGCCGCAACGTGCGCAAAAGTTTCGCTCCATGCGCTCAGGATTGTTTTCCTCCGCGTGTTGCGCAAGCCGCTTCTCCAACCGGGCAATGCGCTCGTCGTTGTACTGGATGGCAGCGTGCGCAAATTCAGCCGCGGTCTCAGCCTCCAACTTGCGCAGGTATGCCTGTTGTAGCTCTACTTGAATCACCTCTGCGATAGTCTTTGACCTAAGAATATCTTTGATGTATTTGATTGTGGTTTCTCGAAAGCCCATAACCCCTCCGCTTAAGACTTGTCTATGTTGGCCAGCAACTCAGAGTAACGCTCGGGCGGCACAGCGCTCAGGTTAGCGCAGCCGACAGTCTCGAACAAGTCCTTGAGTGACTTGCCCTTTTCTTTGTAGTCCACCAGCTTGGCGCGCACTTCCTCAAGCGTAATGGCCGAGGCAGCAGCGGGCGCTTCTGGCTCAACAACGGGGGCTGGCGCAGCTTTGGCTGCCTTGGGTTTCTTTGCTGGGGCTTCTTCTTTAATCGCTGGCTCATCGACCGCTGGCTCATTTTCTAAGAGCTTAGTCATAGCCCAAGCCAAGATCTTAACTTGGTCTGCGTTCTGGGGGTTGAATGTGATAGTAATCATGCTTAGTCCTTTAGGTTGGTTTAGGGCAATCATGATAGCACCGCTTTCATTTTATTTGCAATGCACCCGCTAAAAATAAATCTGTTGCATGTTACATGTAAACAACGCTATCATGGCAGCCCATGACCACAAGTGAAATCATCAGCCGCTTCGGCGGCCCTGTCAACCTAGCTCACTACCTTGGCATTCGCTCTCAAGCTGTGTCATTGTGGGGCAGCAAGAATCGCATACCCATGGCGCGCGTGCCTGAACTGGTACGTATCTCACGTCTACTGCGCCTTGGCCTGCGTGCTGAGGACATGAGACCTGACATTGATTGGGACGCCCTCAAGGGGAGCCGGTGATAGAACTTAGATTGGCTTTGTCTTTGGAAGCAATGCGTGCAATTGCTGAAGGGGATGAGTTGGTGTTTGACATCGAAGAAGATAGTGTGCGCGTGTTCATCTCGTGTAATGACGAAGCGGTCAACGCTTTTTACACACAGGTGCAACGCGCTCTCTTGCACATGTTGCCTATCAGCGAGTTGCCAAATTAAACCGAGCCGGCCGGATGCCGGTGTTGCATTCAGGAGATATCGTGAACTCTCGATTAGAGTATTTTAAAGATCTTATTGCCGACTGCGCTCAAGCAGTTGACGAGCTTGGCATTGAAGAAGAACACCAAGGCGTTGTCATTGCAGCACTGATCCAATCCGACAGCTACAACGGTTTGCGCAAAGCAATGCTGCAAGCGATGAGCCCCACGTTCGTGATGCAGAGGGGTGACAAGGCATGACCCGACCTGAAGTATTGGCGCTCAGCCTAAACAACATACCCCAAGACCTGCAAGCAATGGACCGCTGGGTCCTGTGGAAAAACGTGCAGCGCAGCAAGCCCAACGGCGAGAAGGTCTGGGCCAAGATGCCGCTCTCAGCCAAAGGCGGCGCGGGCAGCTCGACCGACTCAACTACGTGGGTGTCGTTCGGTGCAGCCGTAGACGAATACCTGCTTGGCGATTACGACGGCATCGGCATTGTGCTCGGTGGCGCTCTGCATGGCATCGACCTTGACGACTGCCGTGACCCAGTCACAGGCTCACTGAGTGAGCTTGCCAAAGAAACTCTTGACCGGGTCGAAGGCTACGCCGAGGTGTCGCCGTCTGGCACTGGCTTGAAGATCTTCACGACCACCAACCTCGATGGCAGTCGCACCAAAAAAGAGGCTGGCGTTGAGCTGTACAAAGACGGCCGGTATTTCACAGTGACTGGCCACTCGATCAACGGACACTCGTCGATGCCCATGCTGCCGCAGGACCTAGGCTGGATGGTCGAGAAGGTGTGGGGCGACGTGCTCAGCGCTGGCGCTGACGCCGGCGAGGATGCCTTTGCCAACCTGAAATCCACGCTTGACGGGTGGGATCTCGAACGCGTGGTCGATGAGGTGCTCGTGCACCTTGACCCCGACACGGGCTACGGTGACTGGCTCAAGATCGGTGCTGCGCTGCACCACCAGAGCGGCGGCGACCCTGAGTGGCTCGACGCATGGGACAACTGGAGCGCTGCCTCTGGCAAGTGGGTCGAGGGCTACTGCGCCGAGAAGTGGGAGAGTTTTAGTACGGCGCGCGCGACTGGCCGCGGTGCAATCACATTGGCGTCTCTGCTGCACATCACCAAAGACAAACGCGAAGTGGCCAAGCTCGACAAGAGAGACGAGGCCATGAGGCTGGTGATGGACATGGTCGAGAACTGCGCAGACGTACGTCAGCTGCAAGAGAAGATCGCTGCCGGCATCGCACACACTGCCGAAGTGTCGGACGTGGAACGCGAACAGCTCGCTGTTGCGATCCAGTCAAAGGCCAAGGACCTAGGCACGAAGCTGCCTTTGTCAACTGTCCGGGGGTGGGTTCGGGCGAGGGTCAAAGTCTCGGGCGGCTTCGTCAACTTGAACGATGAGGGTTATCCCTTATGCACGCTGCCCAACTTTTATGTGCTGATGGACAAGCTGGGTTACTCGGTCAGGTACAACGTGATTAAGAAGGCGATCGAGCTGCTCATTCCTAACACAGCATTCACACGCGACAACCGAGACAACGCTGCCATATCGCACGTCTTGTCTGAGTGCGAGACCGTTCGCATGCCGACCAAGCACGTATCACAATTCCTGATCACGCTTGCAGACAAGAACCAATACAACCCTGTTGTGATGTGGATCGAGTCAAAGGAATGGGACGGCGTGTCGCGACTCGATGACTTCTACGCCACCGTGCGGGTGCCGGCCGGCGGCGAGAAGATGAAGCGCAAGCTCATGCGTAAATGGCTCATCCAAGCGGTAGCCGCTGCTTTTAGCCCTGATGGCATTGCTGGCCAAGGCATCTTGACCTTTGTCGGACCGCAGAACATCGGTAAGACAACTTGGTTCCAAAGGCTGGCGCCGGCCTCACTTGACGCGGTGCTGACAGGCCACACTCTGGACATGAGGTCCAAGGACTCGATCTTCATTGCCCTGTCCTACTGGATCGTGGAGCTGGGTGAGCTTGACGCGACCTTTTCCAAGTCTGAAATCAGTGCGCTGAAGTCATTCACCACACAGGCCATGGACAAGCTGCGCCGGCCATACGCTGCAACCGAATCGAACTTTGGCCGTCGCACCGTGTTTGGCGGGACGGTCAACGAATCCCAATACCTGAACGACCCGACCGGCAACAGGCGGTTCTGGTCGATCGAGGTCGACGGGTTTGATTTGGATAGCGGGATTGACATGCAGCAGCTCTGGGCCGAAGTGAAGGGGTTGTGGGCAAGCGGCGAAAACTGGGCCCTGAACATGCAAGAGATGGGCGAACTGAACATACACAACGAGGAGTTCACCGTGGTTGATCCGATTGAAGAACGCTTGGCGGCCGCATTTAACTGGTCGGAGTTGGGGCTTGGAAACGATTTGTGGGTGACGGCAACCGATGCGCTGATGAAGATTGGTGTGCGAGATCCGTCAAAAGGGCAGACGATCACGGCGGGCAGGGCATTAAAAAAATTGAACGGCGGTCAGCGCAAAAAGACAAACGGGCGCGTGGTTTTCTTGGTTCCTGCCGATGAGCCTGAATTTACAGGGTAAAGAAGGCCTATTACCCTGCCTATTACCCTGACCTATTACCCTTGCTTAAGTCTTTGATTTTGTTAAAGAATATAAGAGATAGGGTAATAAGGGTAATATAAATTTATATACATATTGTAGGATTAACATACTTGACAGTTGTGGCAAATGTTAGTGTTTCCCAAAGGTATATATAGGAAAATCATTGCCCTGTAATGCCCTATTACCCTGAGACTGGAAAAGACATGCTGGAAAAGAAAATTGAGGAGCGGCTGAAGACAAGGGCCAAAGAGGCAGGTGGTCTGGCGATCAAGTGGGTGTCGCCGTCCATGAGCGGGGTTCCTGACCGGATTGTTTTTCTGCCGGGGGGCAAGATTATTTTTGTGGAACTGAAGCGGCCGGGCGAAAAGCCAACACCGCTTCAGGACCGGATCATTGGAATGCTGAGGGGGCTGGGCGCCGATGTGCGTGTGGCCGATTCAATGGAGAAGGTAGATGAAATTTTCAGCTAGACCGGCGCAGGCCGTGACGATTCAAAGGATGGTGGACGAGACCTACCAGCTGATTGCGCTTCGCATGGGTGCAGGAAAAACGGTGGCAACCCTGACCGCGGTTGAGCAGCTGGGGATAAAGACTTTGGTGGTGGCGCCTAAGCGGGTCGCAGAGCTCGTGTGGCACACGGAAGCGGCTAAGTGGGACCACCTATCCAACTTGCGGGTTTCAAAGGTGCTGGGGCCCGTTAAGCAGCGAATGGAGGGGTTGTTGAGTGAGGCCGACGTTTACGTGATCAACCGGGAAAACTTTACTTGGCTGGTGGCCTTGGTCAAAGAGAGCAAGCAGCCTTGGCCTTTTCAATGCGTGGTGATAGACGAGAACAGGGGTTTCAAGGACCGGGCCAGCAAGGCGTGGCAGGCATTGAAGTCGGTCCGCGGTCAGATTCAGAAGCTGTACATCCTTACAGGCACGCCAGATCCCAACGGCGACTTGTTGGACCTGTGGGCCCAAATCAGCATCATGGACGGCGGCAAGAGACTGGGCACCGGGATCACCAAATACCGAGACAAGTGGTACGTGCCAGACAAGCGCAACGGCCAAACGATTTACAGCTGGAAGCTCAGGAAGGGTGCAAGGCAAGAGATCCAAGAGGCGGTGAGGGACGTGATGGTCAGCGTGGACAGCGGCGTTGAGATGCCAGAGCGCATCGACAACGTGGTCCAAGTGACGTTTGACATGAAGCGATACCGG